TGATTGACAAAAATCATGTTTTCATCAAAAAAGATGTGACGAATTATTTTGATGTTGGTACTGCACAAGATTGGTTTGAATATAATGATAAACCTGTATTCTTCTGTGATATTGACGGCACACTCATAAAATCACAAACAAGAGTTGGATCAAACACATATTATGATCCACCAATTGTTTTAGAGAACAATGTAAAAATTATGTTGGAATATCAAAGTAAAGGCGCACAAATTATTTTTACCACTTCTCGACCTAAATCTGTTGATCACATTACACGGTCCATGTTAGAATCTTTAGGTTTCAAAAACATTCAATTGATTTCCGGATTACTTAATTCCAAACGAATACTGATAAATGATTTTAATGCTGGAAATCCTTTTCCGAGGGCCGAGGCTATAAATTTATTCAGAGATGATGATTTATTGAAAAATTTTCTATGATTCCAGATAAAAATTTATTTATTGTAACATCTTGTATAAAACCCGTAATTGGTGTTTTTTCAGAAGAAGTTAGATTTTTGCAAACAATCGATTCACTAATATCAATTAGAGAAAAAGATCCTGATGCGATTATATTTTTGTGTGATGCATCTGTAAATAAACTCACCGAAAAAGAATTAGATAAACTAAATCGATATTGCAATTTGTTTATTGACATGAATAATTTTCCTCATGTCAGAGAACTTTCATCTAAAGGTCTAAAAAGTCATGCCGAAAATGCTCTAATGTTTGGAGTATTGGCATCACTAAAACAAGGTGTAAATTCACAGAAAATGATGTATTCTGTGAAAAGAATATTCAAATATTCTGCACGAACAAACTTAAATGAAAACTTTAGATTAGAAGATTATGATAATCTTTTCGGCAAGTTTGTTTTCAAGAAAAGAATACCAACTTGGATGCAAAATGTACAAAATGATGCAACGAATCTTTTAATAACAAGACTGTTTTCTTTTTGTCCCTCGTTGATTGATGTATACTTGAATGTCATCAATGAGAATTTCAGATTATTGAATTATATGGACACCGAACATGCACACTTTGTAAACATACCAAAAAAATACTTAGTGGAGTTCGATAATATAGGTTGCGTGGGTTTTTTGGCAGGAAATGGTGCGACCGAGGTATATTAATTCCAAGGTTTTGACTTTTATATATCAAATACAAGATTTGACTTTTTAAACCTCTTATGATATAATTCGTTATAAATAACTCCACGGGCAACCAAAGTGTGTTGCATATCTAGAGGTAAATTAATGAAATCTTTCGTTTCGTTTCTCCGTGAAGAATCAGAACAGCCGGAAGGCGAAAAACTCAAACATATTGAGCACCTAGAAGACCATCCTATTAACGATGGTAAAAGGGGATTTGAACACGCCGTTGGTGCATTAGATCAGGCACACAAACACATCATTGCTGGTAGTCACGATTCAACTTTGACTATGAAACACGATGGATCACCTTCTATTGTATTTGGTCATCATCCTGAAACTGGCAAGTTTTTTGTGGCATCAAAATCGGCTTTCAATAAGAATCCAAAAATCAACTACACACCAGAAGATATTAAAAATAACCATGGCCATGCACCAGGTCTAGTAGAAAAATTAACTCACGCACTACAACACCTACCTAAAATTACACCAAAACAGGGTGTTTTTCAAGGTGATGTTCTTTTCTCCGGCAAAGACAAGACTACTTCCGGCGGTGTAACAAAGTTTACTCCCAACACAATCACTTATTCCGCAGACAATCCGGAAGAAGAAAAAAAGATCCGTAAGGCCAAATTCGGCATCTATAATCATACAGAGTATGTTGGTAAGTCTGCCAAGGCAATGACTGCAAACTACAGTCCCAACTTTGAAAATTTCAAAGAACATCCCGAGGTATATCACCGAATGGGTGGTCATGATACATCTAAGGTCAAAATGACTGGCAATCAACATGTTGAATATGCGCAACATCTGAAAGCTGCAAATAAAGTGCATAATGCACACGGCAACTACATGTATGATGCGCTGGAAAACCCTGGATCCTATGGATCACTTCGTGATCATGTGAAAACATACATTAATTCAACTGTGGATACACAAGAAAAACCATCTGTTCCGGGTTTACAGAAACATTTGGAAAACAAATACAACAAACAGATCGACAAAGTTAAAACTGATGCTGCCAAGAAAAAGTATCAGGATGAAGTTGCGAGTCACATTAAACATACCAATTTACACAAACAAAACTTAGAAAATGTATTCTCTGTACACCATCACTTGCAGAAAGCTAAAGATGTTCTCGTACATGCACTCTCAACACATACTGGTGGTCTCAAACATGAATATAAAGGACAACCAGTGAAACCTGAGGGATTTGTAATTAACCATGAAGGTCAACTATCAAAATTCAATGACCGCAATGAATTCAATAGACTCAACAGACTAGCAAGATCAAAATGAAGAAATTTTCAGAATTAGTAGAAGAAAAAAACAAACATCTCGTGATGTTGTTTGGACGCATGAATCCACCAACTAAAGGTCACGAAGAAAACGTCGAGGGAATGAAAAAAATGGCCCAACGAAATGGTGCCGACCATCTTGTTGTTGCTTCACATTCACAAGATGCAAAGAAAAATCCACTTTCTCCTGATGTTAAATTGAAGCATCTAAAACGTTCATTTCCAGATACGAATGTCATTACATCCAGTAAAGAGAAACCATCAATCATGCATCATGCTGCAGATGCATATAAAAAAGGTTATAGTCATTTGACGGTTGTTGCTGGTGCAGACCGCGTACCTGAATATGAAAGATTATTGAATCACTACAATGGCAAATTCAAAGATGAAGCTGGAACACCAGTTGGCCATGGTGGTTATAATTTCAAGAGCATCAAAGTTGTTTCGACTGGTGAAAGAAAAAAAGGTATTTCTGGCACCGATATGCGCAATCATGCACAGAACAACGATTTCAAATCTTTTCATGCAAATCTATCCTCGTCAATGAGGAAAAATCCAAATCATGCTAAAGAGTTATTTCATGATGTTAGAAAAGGTATGGGTTTAAATGAAGACACAAATCGTGGTATTTTCAAAGCCATCTTTGTGACGGGTGGGCCAGGTTCCGGAAAAGATATTGTTATCCGAGAAGCAATTTCTGAACAAAAAGCCGTTGAAATTAATATCACTCAAGCATATGATTTTCTCTGTGATAAACATAAACTGGCAGAAAAAACAAATGATTATCGCAGAGAATCGATCCGTCTTCGTGGCCCATTAATTATCAATGGACCGGCCGATTCAGGAAAAGAAATGATTTGGGTGAAAGAAGAACTGGAAGAACTCGGTTACCAGACAATGATGGTGTTTGTTGATACGACAAATGAAGTTTCAAAACAAAGAAACATGAAATTGTCGAAAATGATATCGGAATCGATGCGCCAAGAAAAATGGATGGAAGCACAAAAATGCAAGGAATCTTATCAAAATTGTTTCGATGAATTCATCTATATCAATAACAGTGGATCCTATCAAGAAATAGAAGATGATATTACTGATACCTATAAAGAAATAAATACATTTATTGAGGGCAAGAACTATAATGAGATTGCTTCTTATTGTATGGAAAACCGTGGTAAAAATGAAACCACATCTACTTTGAAGGAAAATGACTATGTTAAGAAAAATTCTAGATTTTTTGAGAATTACAAAACCAGCCGTGCAGGAAAAACACCCACTGGATATAGCAAAATATCAACCGGTGGTCCAAGAGCAGAAGGTCCAGGAGACATTACCCCAGACAACAGAGCCAGTGACACCAACACAGACAACATCAAGTGGGACGCACCAAAAAGAACAAAAACCTACACCTTCAGAACCTACAGTGAAGCCAAAGGCACCCCGCAAATCAAGGTCTACCCACAACCAAAAGAAACCAACTTCAGTAAAGACAAAGAAAAAGTAAAGAAAAGGGGTATAGTTGATGCACCAACAGTCAGTCAAAGAATGAGAAATGTGACGAGTTTAGGTCCAGAGTTTGATACTAGACAACAAG